AGGCAGTGCTGTTGGCGTTGTATTAGCCGTTAGTGCTACGCCGTCTGTTGCACCGTTAATAAAGGTTGAGCCGTGTCGTCCAGCAGCGTTGTATGGCACCAAAACGCCTGGAGCGTAAGTATCATCTGCCCCAGTTACAGTATCAGAAACACTATTATCAGACTGATCGAAGAAGGGATCGCCAATTTTTGTGCTATTAGTCGCCACTCTAAAACGGATTCTATTTCCTCCGTCTATTTCCCAACGGTGCGCTACAACTGCTTCAGCGTCATCCTCATCAGCATAAGTCATGCGCCCATCCATAGCGATGGAGACTGACAGGGGGTTTATCTCGCGGACGCTGATGTTGTCGAAAAAAGCCGTTTCATTGCCTCCAGATCCGTTGCTATATAGAAAAATATATAAAAGAGCCGTTGTTGGATAAACATAAAAAACGTGAGTTTTTGTTGCTGTTTGTGAAGTCGCAGAACCGTATACAGTTGTTCCAAGGTTGTTGCCTATTCTTACATCGTAAGACGTAGCTGTTCCTAGACGGGCATCTACACTTACACGATAAACTTTATTTGCTGGTGGCGTTAAATCTAGTTGCGCCCTCGAAAAGGACGCTCCACCATCTGCAACCTGTAATTCACCATTAACAGAAGATATTGAAGCATCTCCTTGAGCAGTCCACCCCGTCGTATCCGTATCAAACGTACCATTAGTAACCAGCTCAGAACCTATGTACTGCGGCGAAGGCCACGGTAGGTTAGCCGATGGGATAGTGAAGGTTTCTGCTGCTCTGCTGACAGTCGAGCCAGACGTTGGGATAAAGCTAGAGCTAGTTGCGTTGTTCTCTATTTGAAAGCCAAATAGGTAAACAGTCGATCCGCTGATAGCGTTAGTAGAACCGTCTGCGTCTGAATTTCCCACAAAAATTTCACCGCTTGAGTTTGTAGTAACTGAATCAAAATACCGTGTACATCTATACCAGCCATTACCTACGTTTTGAATGGTTGCTGTATTGTTAGCACCGTTGCTTGTTAATAATGTTCCGTTTGTTAAGTCAAACCACTGCCCACTGACAGAAGAAGAGTCATTCGCTATTCTAATAATGTCATTTGTTCCTGCTTTCGCATAAATGCTAACCGCGTAGGACTGACTAGCAGTAAATATACCCGAGTATCGAATATAAGCTGGAGCAGTTGAGCTTGCTGTTAGCTCGAACGCGTTTTGCGTACCATCTGGTGAAACAGCGGCGTCAGCAGTCCGAGTCGCCCCTACCAAATTTGCAGATGACATATCTGAATCAGGAGCTAAGTTAGTCCTAGACTCAGACTCCGCCAGAAGCCCCTCATTTACCCATGCAGAGCCGTTGTATACGTGGTGGCCTACGCGTGGGAGATAACGTGCGGTGTCAGGGCGCACAGTAGATTGACGAACGCTAATGTTGTCTATCAACTGTGTACCGTCTGCAATACCTCGAACATTGACGTAAACAGAAGTATCCGTTGGCACAAAATGAAACGTATTTTCGCCTGTTTCTAACGCTTGTCCTAAAAATGTTGTGGCAGTTGGAGAGTTGCCCACCGCCACATACGCAGAGCCAGACACCTGAGTTATTTTTAACTCGTAAACAGCTCCAGACACTACCGTTATGGCTTGTGAAATAAACCCACGATTATTTAAGTCCACGCGAGTTAGCTGAGCCTGTCCTGAAACAACAGCAATAGAACCAGTGCCTGTAGATACGTCTGTCCATCCTGTGAAATCAGTGTCAAAGGTGCCGTTTGTAACTAGGTTAGCGCCAAAGGGACGTAGAGCTGTAGGGACGTATGAGTCCCCACGCTCAGGGTTGTCTACCATGCCGCCTAAGTCACCACGATTAAAGTGCATACCCCAAACGTAAATGCCAGACGATCCATCGCCAGCATATGAGGGATTGCGAGAACTAGCATTAGTGTTATCAGTTAAGCAGATAGTTGCGCCCGAAGATGCTGATGCCGCAGCCGTTGCAGTCACAGAGCACTTGTACCAGCCGCTTCCTACATCCTCAATTGTGGCTGTTGCACCGCTTCCTGTCGTGCCAACTGTTCCTGCGTTTACATCGAAGTTAGCAAAGTCATTCGCAGTAAACGTGCTGTTAGATAGAGCAAACGACAACTGTATCCACTTGTATTCGCCTTGCTTAACAAAAGTACAGAACGTGTAATCAACACCACTGACAACATTGGTGTGCCCTGTTTGATAAATGTTATGAACAGTAGAGCTACTATTTTCGACTACCTTATCAGCAGTTGTTGTGCCGTCGGGAGACGCTATCTGATTTAACGAGTCTGTTGTGTTGAAGTTAGTCCAGTTTCCTAAATCCTCAGAATACGCCAACAGATTATGCGGTGCCCACTTGAGTACAGGGATTTCACGAACAGAAATATCATCGAAGTCAACATCACAAGCGTTGTTTCGAGCTAAGAAGAAAACTCCGTCAATGCCGTCACACTCTCTGACAAAAGTGTATGTGCCGCTTGAGCTAAAAACTTTACTGCCCTTTGCTGTCGCGCCAGAGCCTAATTGCACCTTACAACTGCCCGAACGCACTTTTACTTTCGCTGTTATTTCGTAAGCTTTACCGACTGTAAGTATGTTTGCTTGGCAAGTAGCGCTTTCACCTGCTGGCGAAACAATTGTTGCAACACCATTGGCAATAGTTGAAGTTGCTGGAGATGCCGCAGTTGTCGTCCAAAAGCTCGTATCGCTGAAGCTAGGGTTGTCGATTAAATCATCACCATAGCCGTCTGTCATCGTAGCGTTGCCAGCACGCGCATGAGTCACTGCGTTAGCCAGTGTCTTACTGCCGCCACTCGCAAGGTAATACTCATCCTTAAAGTCTAGTAGTAGCTTAGGAAACTTGCCCTCGACTCCAGCCTCTCGTAACTGCTGGTTGATACGGTTAGGGCTGCGCTGGATGTTTACGCCAATATTGACAGGCATTAGTTAGACTCCTTGGGCTGATTCTGTATCGCGCCGTCAACAGACGTGGCCTGTACAAGCGCTACCTCTAGCCCGTTCTGCGGGACGATCTCAATGCTCTTAGACGTAAAGGCAACAGTGCCACTTGTAACTGTGCCTTGATCTAAAGTGATCGCGTAGTTAGTCCGCGTTGGGCTTGTCAGGTTAATCATACGTTATGTCGTCGATCAGCTTTAGCTTGAACGTCTCCGTGGAAAATATATCACCTGCTGCGTCGGTGAACTCAATATCACAGGAGTGCGTGCCGACTGTCCAGCTTGCAGTATTCGTGGCGGTAGCTGTTAGGCTAAACACCCCACCGCTTGCGTTGGTGATCGTGGTTGTCAGCGTAGCAATCAACGTCGTTTTCTGACGGATCTGCGCTCGTATGCTGAAATCAGATATGTCTACAGCAGACGCACTTTCGGTGAGCGTGATAACCCACTCCAGCGTATCGCCTTTCTTGTGGGTAATCTCTGCCATGTTTAACCTACTACGAGAGCGTGAATGCCTGTTGCAGTTGTGCCTGTGCTTTTTACGCGCTTAACTGAACAAGTCAGCGTGTGAAAGTCAGGTACAGTGACAGTGCGCTCGTTGCCGTCTACGTTAAGAAAAACAACATCTCCGCCTGTCTCAATGTACAAGCCAATCGCAATGTTGTTAGCGCCTACGTTGTCGGTGCTGTCGTTAGTCGTTACCTCGATCATGTCGTAAACGAGGCCCGACTGATTCGGTGACGCCGCAAATATAAACGGGTTTGCCATGTTAAAATCCTCCTGAGTAGCGCAATTATATCATCCCTTAAGGATCAATATACGCAAGAATGCTTGGCTCGTTAGTTTCGGTGTTTATGTATGAGGCTAGCCAATACTGCAACACGTCAGAAAGCGACTGTGAATCAACAGCCGCCTCTGCCTCTGCCATCGTGTCGTAACTGGCAATAACGATTTCTTCGTTATCAGTTGAGCGTGTATATCCAAGCGTGAAACTCATAACTACCTCGTAAACTGTATCTGTCCCGCAAGGCCTACGCCCATCGCTACGCTGCCGCTTGAAATAATGTAACTGCGAGCACGTATGCGATAATCTTCTTCTGCGTCACTTGCCGATAGCGGCTGAAACATGAAGTGATTTGCGGATGCAGTGATACCTAAAACATTGTAACGAGGCTCAGACAGTGGCGCGTAAGTTAGCCATGTGCCCGCCGATGTCCACTTATCCGCGTTGTAGTACACGTCGCCTGAGCTAATAACCGTATTACTCGAGTAAATGATTCGCGTCCTATCTGTGCTAGTTTGGTACTCAACAGACACCACGTTGTAAACAGCACTCGGTGAGGTGGCCGATGTGGCTATACCGCCATACATATCTAACTCCGCCATTACATTGCCAGCAACTTCGATGTATCGAGCGCCAAACGCTACGCCGCCATTTGCAACAACCGTGCCAAGTGACGTGCCCGTTGTAGCGCCCTTGCTTTTCCTTTCTACTCGAACGCCAACTGTAAAGTCACCCGATGGATTGTTTGCGGTAAGCTGAAACATCGCCATGAGCAATGCACGCTTTTTAACGTCATTTTCAGGCGCAGGCGTACTGAATGAGCCAAACGTCGCTAATGAAGATGTCAGCGTCGTGCTGAGCGCATTGTAAATGCCGAACGTAATTGCCTCGGATACCGCGCCGTCAATTTCTTCAGATTTCGGTATCTGAATATTTTCATACTCAGGGCCAACAGTCGTTGAGACGTTTCCTGAGAAATCGACAGCCTCGAGCCAGAAATATTTAATAGTTCCTTTGCCCTCACCAGACGCGGCAGGGTATACAAATTCGGTGCCATTAATTCGTGCAACAGGGCTTGCGGGTTTTGTTATCGAGCTAGCCACGTAAATCTGCACATAGGCGAAATCGGCATCATTCGGGTTAGTCCACTGCACCGTAAGGTTTTTGAGGCCGCTAGTAATGTCGACATTAGTGACAGGGCTTGGTGCTGTTGTGTCGCCGTCTAACTGCTGGTTTGACAGTGTGGTGCCCGTGCTAGTAACGCCAAGCAGGTTTTGCACTTGTACGCGGAAATCATAGTTAGACGTGACATCTATTCCAGAAAGCAGAATGCGAGGCTCTTTAGTCTCTGCGTGAAAATACTCTGTCGTGCCGTTCTTGTTATAGCGGATTTTGTAGAAGTCGATGAAAGCGTCATCAGGCGCAGTCCATGTAAGCTCAACAGTTGTAGACACGCTACCGTCAGGGCCAAGCAAGCCGATCTCGCTTTTAGCCAGGCTTGTTACGTTATCAACTGTGCGCCCGTTGTATAGATCGAGCACTCCGCCGCTCAAAAAGTCCTGTTCGTCGCTAGTTGCCCAATCGTAAATAGCCGCAGCCGTCTCTATTAGCTGAAGGTTTACCGCAAGATTTCCACCAGAAGTAATGGCTAATGAGTAGTCGATAACCTCAAATATTTTCTCGTCGTAGCCCAGGCGCTCGTTAGTCAGCTTAATTGTGTCGCCGACTTTTACCTGCAAGCCCTTGAGGTTAACCGTCATCGTCACGACGACTTGCTGGCGCGACTTAAGCAAAGCAATCTTAGCTAGTCGCTGCGCCTGCGTATTGTTAGTCACAAACGGTAACGGCATGTCTAAGTAGATAGGATCGCCGTCTTCAGCCTCGTAGGTAGAGCTGATCTGCGCAGGGTAGTCCAACACCTTGTAGTTCTTTTCTTCAGAGACAAAGATGCCTTTAACGCCGTTGTATACACTACGACGTGACTGCTTTGTCTGCGTCTGAATGTCGCTGACGCAATCGGCCTCTGTGAACTCAAAGGTAGGAGCAACATAACCTGCGGCGTCTATGAAATACTTGCCGCCTGAGTACGTAAGGCGTCCGCCCATAGCGGCTAGGATTTGCTCGATGTTCGCCTTTATTTGATTGTCAGTGTTCATCACGCCGTTGCATTCATAGCGTGTATGCGTTCCGCCGCCATTAAGTGCTACGTCTTCGTCACAAAGATCAGCCGCCGCTATTAAGGTTGTCTCGTCAATAAGCGTGTGTGCCTCACCTAGCCCGTACTTTTTATCGACTAAGTAATCACGCGCGCAAAGCGCAGGGTTATCGGAGTACGTCCATGTCGTGTCGTCGGTGGCGCTGTGTCCGCTATCTCTAGGATCGTAAACCTTACGGCCTTTGAGAATGGCGGTGATGTTAGGCACGCCCTGCGGAAACTTGTCCTGATCCCACTTGAGCTTAAAGTGTGCATAAGCCATGTCATTTAGAACGTGATCGTTTGTCCACTCAGAGAAAGCATTAACTAGCGTTGCGTCTGCCGTCGTCTGTGATCCATCGAACGTCGTTACCGTGACGTAATCAGTCCAGTCGCTTGTAACCGCTCCATTTTGATATGCCCTAAAGTCGTTAAACCAAAACTCCTCAAACGACTCTATCTCGTGAGCGGCGAACACAATGACAAGGTGCAGAAATTCGTTGTTAGTGCCTGAGTGCTGAATGTAAACAATTTGGCCGCCGACTCTGATCTGCCCATAAACGATCTGCCGTGGCCCAGCGGGATTCCTTGTGGTTTCAGTAATTCCCCTAAGCTGTGCGCCGAGGTTTGGCTTAGGTGCCAAGGCGCGAGAAACGATCGACAGTCCAGCACCTAAAGCAAAAGCCGCCGCAAAACCAGCAAACGTCGTAGCAGATAAACCAAATATAGTCAGGCCAGCAGCCGCCGAACCAATAGCACTAACTAAGCCTGCGCCAGCAGCAATAGCCATGTGTTTACCTCAGCATTAAAGAGTAGACGCGCTCGATTTCCTCAAAGCCTAGACGCTCTAGTATGGCGTCAAAAGGCTGGTGCGCTTTTGTGTTTATATGTACTTTTGTGACGCCTTCGGCCTCTAGTGCATCAAGTGCGAACTTGATTAGCTTTACGCCTGTTAGCCCCTTACGGGCAGCCTTCGTCAAAAAGATGATGTCGTTGTTAGCAAACAAGTGATCGCGGTAGTGGAGTGACTTGCTCACGATGATGACAAAGTAGCCCATTAGCTTGCCGTCTTTACGCGCCGTAAACACTCGCAAAGCGTTGATCTTGTCCAGCTCCGCGTAAGCTCGCCAATCAGGGTTTAGCTTAATTTTGTCTTTGTTTAGCGCGATCTCTTCATAGTGTTGCTGTAACAGTGGCTCTGCTTCACGCTTTACCTGTGCAAGTGCCTCTAGTGCAAAGTCCATGCTATGCCTCCTTATGGCCTTTGTGTGTCGCCAAAGTCTTGGCCTGGCCCTGTGTCCCTAGTGCCACCACTCGCGCCCACTTTGTTGCGGCCCCAAATGATTTCCTTTTCCTGCATCTCTGCAACGAACTCTAAGCCTTTATCGTTTGGGTAATCAATCTTTTGATCTTCAGCCGTGTAGCGTCTGCCGCGTGTCCGCTCAAACTCAATCAAACGATTTTCTACAGTGATTTGTATTGTGGCCGTCTCAGCGCCATCGTTAATCACCATAGTGTCCATAAAACCGCTAAAAATCACGACAGGGTTATCAGTGACATCGCCCTCGGAATCAATAGCGCCAAGCAGTACTTTTAGCTCGCGGCCTTGGTAGTCCTCGTCCCTAGCCTTACTAATGAGCGGCTCAGTGATGCCAGACAAAGCGACAGTTAGGCCATTAGCCTGTAGCTCTGCGCTTTCTGCGATCTCACCAATTTGTAACAGCGTACCTGCACCAACGTACTCAACACCGCCCACTGTTAAGTTGCCGATGCCGCTCCACAGGTTCAGATTGCCGCTGTCAAACGCGCACTGAACAAGCGTGATAGGGCGCACTAAGTCGGCGGTGACTTCTTTCTTCATCGCCGTTGTTAGTTCTCTACTCATATCGCCTCAACACACGCAAAGGTAAAGCCGTACAGGCTGGCTTGGTTTATGCTCCACTCGATCTCGTTTGTGGCAAGCCGCCAGCGGCCTTTCGGCAAAGTGAAGTCCATAGACGTGTTAGCACTGATCGCTGTTCTAAGCGGCGGCATAATGTCAAAGGTAGACTCTCCAAGCTCAGTAATAATGTAAAGCACGCCGTTAAGCTGAAAGTAGTCGCCAGCCACTGCGCCCGCTACCGATCCCGTCACCGTTGTCGCGTTACGCGCACCACTGGTAATCGTGCCTACAGCCGTGACATTGTGCAGAGGGTTGCCCATCGTAAAGGTATTGGCTTGGCCTCTTAGTGACGCAAAAAAAGCCTCCATCTGCTTGGCATCTGATCGACTCAGGGGCGGCAGTGTTACCTCCGCTTCCCACCTAACGCCTTGGTGCTGATAGGTTTGCTGATCGAAAGTAAAAGGCGATTGACTGACTGACGTTGCCGAACGCAAGCGCATCGTCATAGAGGTAAAGCCTACATCGGGAAACGCTGCCATTATGCACCCACCATCGCTTTGCTAAAGCCGCCGCCACGCATCCTAGAGTCTGCCACAGCCGCTTTCGCCGCGTTACTAATCTGAGGCAGTAGGTTAGCAATCTCAGCACGTACGGTTTGCTGTACGCCTGTCGTGACGTTGATATTCTGGACAATTGTGACGCCTTGGCCTTGGCCTTTTGTGTGATCGAGCACAGTTTCATTAGGGTGCAGTATTGCAGGGAAGCCGCCTTTGCCATCGACACCACCAGCTCTCGCCCCGTATCCCGTAAAGCCTCCGCCATTAAAAATCGGCCCTGTACTGCGCGCAGGTGGTTGCGGTGATGGTGCTGTTGTAGTCCCACCGCCACCAGGAAACGCCTTAACTATGGCGCCAAAAATTTCCTGAGTGATGTAATACTGCACAGCCATGCGAATTAAGTCGTCTACAACTGACTTAGCCATGCTCTTTATAGCGTCTGCAAAGTTTTCTGCACCTGTAATGGCGTTAGTAAATCCAGTGGTAAAGGCGTTCATCGTATTGTTAGCAAACTTTGTAACTAAGTCTTCTGATTGCGGTAACTGCCGATTTAGTTGCTCTAGAGACTCTAAATACTTATTTGCAATGTTGCCGTCGGCTATTTTTGGGGCCTCGCCAAGCTTGAGGTTAAAGCTTCCTACCTTGCCAAGTATTGTTTCAAACAAAGCGTCGAGTTCTTCTTGAGTAAATCCAAGAATCTTTTCGATTTGTGGTATGCCAGATTTGCCTTCAACTGCGGCCATGCCTGCTTTGAGTACAGCTATTTTTTGCGCCAGCGTTTCTTGTAGCTGTAAACGTCTTTGAGCGTAATCTTCCTCAGAGTCTAAGCCTGCTTTCTGCGCACGAGTGAATAGCCTGTATTCGTTTTTTGTAAGCTCAAAACCTTCTTTATACCGATTTTCGGTGTATTTTTTAAAAGCCGCTTCTTGCTTATTTAGTAATTCAATTTGCTCTTCTGCGCTTCTTACCGCTCGCTCGTCACCTTTTAGACTAAATCTAGCAATATAGGCATTTGCGACGTTAACGCTTTCAATAACTTTATTGAGAATATTAACGATGCCATTAGCGCCTTGCTGCACGCCTTGTATCAGCGTTATGGCAATAGTCTTACCAACTTCTGCAAAACCTTTTTGTGCGTCACCAAAGCTCACTAAGGCATCTGACAAAGATTTCACAATGTATTCGAGCGCAGGGGCTAAGGCCGCCGTCGTCTGATCTAGGATGCCTTTGAATATGCTGTTTAGCTTTAGGAATTCGTCGTTAGCTTTTTCAACGCCTGCCGCCGCCTCCGCAGACATAACGACACCAAGCGCCTTAGCCTCACCAAGCATCTCAGCAAGCCCGCCTCGGCCCTGTGACAGCGTGTTAACAAGCGCCGCGCCCTCGGAGTCAAACAGCTTAAAGGCAATGCGCAACTTATCCGTTTCACTTTTTACGCCTTGGAAGGCGTCAGCAAGGACAAGCATTTGCTCATCAAGCGGCAACTTAACGAGATCGCGGGCATCAATGCCTAGCTCTCTGATCGCACCTTTGGCCTCGCCAGTACCACTGGCCGCCTCTGACGCTCTACGGCTAAACCGCTGAAGCGCCATGTTCATCGTGTTGACTTCGACGCCCGTTAGTTTTCCTGCAAATTGCAGAGCGCTTAGGGCTTCGGTTGTGGTGCCGATCTTACTCGCAGTTTTAGAAAGGGCATCCGTAGCAAGCAAAGACTGACGGACAAGCAATGTCATACCTGTAGCACCAAGCAATCCTGCAAGTAACGTCTTTAGGCTAAGTAAAGGACGGGCAAGTGCGCCAAGCCTGTTTGCAAGGCCACCTAATGCGCCCCTTGTTTTATCTAGGGCGGTAATGCGGATCTTAACGTCTTGAGTCGCCATCAGCTTGCTCGCTCATCAGTTGGAAGTAAGCGAGCCACTCGTGGAACTCAGTAACCGATATCTGCTCGACTTCTTCTATCGTCTTATGTAACCGATCAGCCAAGGCAATTAAGTTCATCCTAGACTGATCGGCCTTTAGTTTTTTGCTAAGTCCTCCGCGGACTCAATCGTGCCAAACATCTGGTTAGCGATTTCAGAGACAACTGTTGTCTCCTCGCCCATTAGATCCATGCGATCTTCAGCAGAGCTAAACAGCTTCTCGCCGTCCTGTGACTCTGCCTTCATCACGATCAGATCAACCATGCTGGCAATACTTGGATTCTGCAAAACAGTAGGGTGCTTGCGTTGCAGTTCATTCAAGTCATAACAGGTAATAGGCCGACAGTATAAGACAAACGCCCCATCGTCATCGGCCCACTCTGCTACCTCGATCTTGCGACGCGACGACTTACGACGCGCTCGCAGCTCCTTAGCAAGGCCCATTAGTTAGCTGACTCAGTTACCGCGCCAGATACTTGCACAGAGAATGACGCTTCTACCATGCCGTCAAACGATGCAGTGATTGTCTTAGAAGTAACAACGCCGCCGCCTGAGTAATACTTTTCGCCTGCGCCTGTGCCAGTTGGGTGGATTTCCCAATCAATGTCAATGCCTTCATCGAGGACAAGCTGTTGCGCATCGCCGTCATCCCAGTAGCACTCTACAGAAAGAGTCGCACTGGTAAGGCTTGGCAGGTAAGTACGTGCAGAATCACCCATTACGGTGTCCTCTACAGTGTCAGCAGTTGTGTCGATAGAGTATGAACGCACCTCGCCGACAACCGCGACTGATCCGCCATTTGCAGCAATCTTAACGACACCGCTAGAGCCTTTGTTTGTAGCCATTTCTTTTCTCCCTTACGCGTCGCCGCGTGTGTATTGATAGATAACTCGAACAGTGACGATCACGCCGCCAATGGGATCTATTGTACCATCATCCACCTCTACACTAATAACCTGTGTATCAATGGCATGGCCGCCTCTAGTCCTGTCAACGTCTAACTTTTCGTCAATAGCCTCAACCAACTGGTTGCGCGCTGTGTCGATGTTCTTGTGCTTTACGAAGCACACTAGCTCGTAGTCTATCGTAGACATTCGGCTAGTCATGCTTCCGCCAATAGATGAATCCTCGCGTGTCTCGTTAGCTGTCCTTACGAGTATCGCGGGAAACTGTGCGTTAGATAGTTTGTCGAAGTCGAACGGCTCACGCGTCACCTTCTTGATTGCAGGCGTCGTGATTGTCTTTAATTGCGTTACCAGATTGGCCGCCACATTCTCTCTAACGCTCATCGCCGCCGATCCTTGAACTTAATCCCTGAAAAGTAAACGCTAGCTAACTGTTTTTGCTCATCTCTACTAAAGCCAAAAAACTTTCGCTTTTCGTTAACCATAGCCGCCCGCTTCGCAGCGTCAGCTCTGCTAAAAAATATCTCACCAACGTGTCGACTAACAACCTTGCCCTGCATAGCGGCGAGCATCGAAGGGCGCTTAACGTAACTATCTTTTACGCTTTTTAAGTCTGTCGATTCATTAGACTGTGTAGGCGCTTTGCGCTGATAACCAAACTCTAAATTTACCTTTGCCGTTTCTAATCCGAGCGCCGCTCTAACTCGCTTCCAATTATTGCTATAGCTTTTAAATGCGCCCCTATATCCTTTGCCTTGAGCTGTACGATCTTCGATGATGGTTGTGCCCTGCAATACAGTGCGAGCCATCGCATTTCGCTTGCTGGACTCAATGTCCTTTGCAATGTCCTTAGCAACGCGCTCTAAGCGCAACGGGTTAGTGCGTACTCGTATCATCTATCAAGCCGATTCAGTGCTATGACTTCTTTCTCTTTGTCGGTGACAGTACCGTCGTTGTCTGCGTCGTACTCTACGCCGTCAGCAAAGATTGCATCCAGCTCCTCACCATAGCGCACCTTGTAGAAATCAATCATGCGCAAAAATCTGTCGTCGTCTACCCAGTTAGTAAGCTGGGGTAACGCGTACTTCCACAATACGAGGTAGGCTGCGGATCGAGTCCACTGCGAGTCTGTTAGGTAGCTCGCGTCCATCTCGCCCTTGATACCTTTGCGGTGCCACCAGCGATTACGGATTTCGCGCTCAATATCTGCCTGCGCTCTCGCGTGTTCATCAGCAAACGTGTCGATGCCAAACTCTAGGATGTCAGGGATGAGATCGGTTAAATCAGTGTCTACAGAAAATGCCATTTGCTCACCACTTCACTTTGGCCGCCCAATGAATGGGATCGAATACGGTTGCGTTTGCTAGGGTTTTGCCGTGCCTTGCGTACCACGCCTTGCGCATTGCCTTTGACTTGGCTGACTCGCCTTCTGTCGGTGGGTACGTCTTCGCGCCTTGTGCGCCAAAGCGAACTAAACGAATCGTGTCACCCTTCTTAACCAAAACCGCGTGCGACTTTGTAGGATGATTCCTCGTTTTCTTTGGCCGATTGTAGTCTGCGAAACGCTCACCACGGTAGATGACAGGCATGTGATCCCCTAGAGAAAAGCGGCCCCGAAGGGCCGCCGTACTTCTTACTGAGCCGCGTCGAACAGCAACTCTACACCGTAGTCGTCATCAAGCTCGCCAACGCCGTAGATGGCAGTAGCGTTTAGCTCGAACGCACGGAGAGAGGCGTCACGCTGTGTCTCTAGGTTGAAATCACGCTTCATAGCGATAGCGAGGGCTTCTGGTACGAATACCGCGCCTTTCGCATCATCTGAACCGTCGATAGACACGTTGCTAGACTCGTAGATGTCGATGCCACCGATCTGGCCAACAAACGCGTTACGCATTGCGTCGTTCTGCAAGTCACCACCGTTAGGGTTAACAAACGTGTTAGTGAGGTTTGCTTTCAACTGGTAAGCGTGCCAAGGGTGTACAACCGCCGCCATCTGGCCGCGTGCCTTGTTTGTCTTGAGAGTAGCAGCCGCCTTCATTAAGTCGGCGACAGTGATCTCTGTACCTGCACCACCTAGCGAGCTAGAGAAGCCGTCAAACAGAGCAATGATATCTTTGTCGATCTTAGTAGCAATCGCGTTACCCAATACAGTGCCAAGCTCTTCAGCAGGGTTACCAGCACCCATAGCCGCAAGATCAGTCAAGATAACCTGCGCACCAACTTCAGAAACAGTGATGTTTTTGTGAGTAGTGGTGACAGTGGTTGAAGACATATCAGTGCCTTCAGTCAATGCACCTGCGGTGATTGCTGGGTACTTAGGCACCTGTACAGTTTTGCCAGCCTGATCGCCAATGTCGTAGCGAGTTACGAGGCCGAGCATGAGTGATTCCTCTTCGGCGGTAAAACGCGCCTGCAATATGATTTCTGAGAAGAGGCTCGCGAGAGTAGTAGAAGTTGAAGCCGCCATAATGAAAGTCTCCTATAAGTTAGCGGTTTGCTTTTTGCGCTAGCTTCCATTCACGAAAAGCGGCTTTTCCGCCTTTATCGTAGTTAGCTAGCATATCGTCCACCGACATAGGTTTCGGCGTAGCACCTCCAGCCGCTCCCATTGATCCAGCGCCGCCTTGCGATGCCTTCACAAAATGTGGATTAGCCGTTAGGAAATCAGAGACAAGCTCATCGACTGTCAGCAATTCACCTTTGTCGTTATACCGTGGCGTCCCGTTAGTGTCGTAAACCTCTACTGAGCCATCTTCAGATAGCTTAACGGAGCCTTTCAGCAACTGACTAACTTGCTCTGCTGATACAGCATTGTTTCTGCTTGCGGCTGTCAGTAACGCACCATCGACTAGGGTAGCCTCCAGGCGTGACTTGTAGCCCTGTATTTCCTGATCTTTCTTTTCGACTGTATTACGCAAGATAGATTCAAACTCGCCACGATCCTTCTGTTGCTCTAACTCAGCTTGCTGCCTTTCGGCCAACAGTTGGCGCACCTCGTTTACGTCGATGTCATCGTATTTCTTTTCAACTTGTCGCTTAGTGCGAGCAATGCGATCAGAAACGATTCGATCAAGCTCTTCCTGTGTAAACGTCTTTACTTCCTGAGTTTCTTGCTCTTCAGCTGCGGGCTCAGTCACCGCATCAACCATGATTTCATCGCTCATGTAACGTATCCTCTTACGAGTAGGGTTAATTGTATCAAATTAGCGTGATTTGCGCTTTTTCTTCTTTTTGTCTTTCTTGTGGTAAGGCATGTTTACTCTCCTTCAAAGACAGGCCGAAATCTGTGTCTGCAATTATACCCGCCTCCGACAACAAACGGGCTACCTTCGCGCTTGCCGCTCCACTCGCCGCTCCACGCTTCGTTAATCTCTTCAATCGTCAACGTCTTGCCAACATGCTTATCACAATGCTCGCGAGTTTTTTCGTCGTCAGGGCCGTAATACTTGAACCGTGTTGCGCCTGCACCTAATGACATATTAGTCGTAATTGATCTGTCAAAGTCCATAAGCCCGTCGTGCAGTGCCACCTGTGCGTAGCGTCCTAAGTCGGCGTCTACACTGTTGCGTATCTGCACTACGCTATCAGCAAAGCTCGCGCCCGTCAGTGTGTTTTTATACACCTGCGTCGCTACCTCTTCGATGAACTCTTCCCCCAGTGCCTCAAAACCGTTAAACGTAAGCTGTTGCAGTTGACTTACGACTGCGCTGTCTAGCTGTGCGAATGCCGTGTAGTTGCCGAGCATGGCCTGCGCCTCTGCCGCCACGGTTGCGTACTCTCGTAGGATGTCGTCAATCTCCGTCAGATACTTTTCGCGGACAACCGATGCAATCTCAGTGCGTGCATTTACCGCCCACTCCAAGTCAAACAGTTGCCCGTCACGCAATGGAGCGCCAGACATAAGCTGGATGATCTCTTGATCTAGCTCTGCAAGCGCTTGGGCTAACCTGCGCTGGTGACGCTCTGCCCGCGCAATGACAGCACGAGCGTGATCGGTATCAGCCGCCATTCTCTACTACTTCAGTAAATTGGCCTACAGCGCGTTGTGTGCCTTCGATCTCATCGTGCGCCGATGCTAACAGCTCGTCGTCCAGGATTAAGTCTGCAATCTGCTTATCAATCGCCTTAGCAAATACATCAGAGCGAACGCCTGAGGCTTTAGCCTGTTGTAGGAATCTAAGCTCTGATTCGTAGTCGCGGATGTCAAACGAGTCAGGGTAGCTGATCTCTACCTCGTGCGGATCGTGTCCCTGCCACAAGCAATAGAACATCCACAGTTGCTCTTCTGCCAGCTCAAGGATGTCGGCTTTCTCTGACAGCTTGGCGTTTAGCATTTGGAATTCAGTCTGCATCGCCACGCCTGATTGCAATACGGCTTCCGTGCCACGTACTGCGCCCATGTGCGCCATGCGGTTAATAGACTCAATCTTGTCGGTGATAGATGAGCGGATAGCATCGAGGTTAGCGCCAGAAGGTTGTAGCTGGTACGGCTTTAACCCTGCATCGCTGTCCTCAGAGATATTGATAACCGCACCTGCGCCAGCACTCGCGTCAGTCTCGTAAGTCTTAACCAGCGTTGGGTGATTAGATATGCGGATCAGTTGCTCGATCTCTGACAGCTCCTGATAGATCGCCTGCTGCATATAGGCAATATCGCTGATATCACTGATACCCATGCCACGCACGATAGATCGGTTAGCGGGCAGGTTAACAGCAGGGATTTTGCCGATAGGGTTTTCGATCTCTTCTAACAGTGCGGCATCTGCACCGTCATAGCGTATAAGGCAGATGCGATCTTTGTACCACTCGCGGAAGTGCGTCACTGTTGTCGTGCCATCTACACGATCAACTGACTCACGAATTTTTAAGTAGACAAGCTCATGCCGTCCGCTAGGCTGTCGCTCCCATCGCCAGTCGTAGACGTTCTCAGGGGTAATTAGCGTGACATAAGGGCGTATCTCTTGCGCCATCTCTTCAGCGCGTGTGCCTGCATTGGACTGCGGCTTGTCCATCATTAGCCAAACGTGGCCGTACACACTGCTCCATATTTGAGCCTCGCGCATAAAGCTGTTGAAGTTCTGGCCATCCAGGTTTGCGTCCTTAATAAAGGCTTCCAGATCAGCGCTGCCCTCCATGCCCGCGAAGTTGCGAGTAGGTGCAACACGCCACAGAAATGACGAGTAGACATGCACGACGTTACGGCAATGGTTGTCTAAGGGTGTCAGTGCTAGGCGTCGGCTGTAAGCGTTTTTGTCTTCGTTAAGGTAGCTCGTTAGGTATGAGCCGTCGCGGTAGTCTTCTCCGCCCATGTAGCTCCTAACGTAGAACTCCCAGCGATGTACATTGTTCTCGTAATCGGGGTGCTGGTACTCAATATCGTGATTGTAGATCATGTCCACCTCTGCGGCTGTACAGGTGTATGCGCCTTTTTGATTGGGAATAAGTAATCAACCGCATAGCCTAGCGCGTCATTCATGTGATCGAATCCGTCCTTTTCGGGTTGGCTAGTGCCTTCCTTGTATGTATGACGTTCCAAGCTCTCAATCACCTTTTTGCACTTAGGATCAACGTACAAACGCCGCTTGCCATCGCTACTCAATAAGCGAGCGTTAACCGCATTAATACGATCCCTGATCTGACTGTGACTTGTCTTGGCGCGTACCTCAAAGCCTGCATTCTGCAAAATAGACAGATCAGTTCTACCGCCTGCGCTTGTCTTGCGCTGACGACTAGCTGGATCGGGATAAATTATAACACGCGACTGCCTGCCGTACCTCTGCCGTATTTCGTCAACCATCTCATCGGTATTAGAGCCAAATAAAACGATCTCATCGAAGACGTGCAGGGTGTCACCATGCCTGGCCATCAAGACAGCAGACATAGGATCAATGTTGAAGTCCATGCCTACGTGTATGACACCGATATCGTCGGTATGTCTTGCAACGGACTCTTCTCTTTTAAATCCGTAGTAGATGATGCCGCTGTAGTTGACGAATCTGGCTTCGTACTCTTGCTGGAAGGTTCGTTCGTCCAAGTCCGCTTTAGCTGACTCAATTTCTCCCGATGGGACATTTCCGCCTTCAATCGTTGTGTATTGATATGCACGCCACGCGTCATCGCCGTCTACTCCTTTGGTATACAGATCGTAAAAATGATTTCTGCCTTTAGGCGTCCCAATGAAAAGGGCCGCGCCCTGCTGTTGCCTGCCAGATAGTGATGGCCGTATTACCTCGTACCACGCTTCTTTACGCATATCAGCGAACTCATCTAGCACAACAAAGTCTACAGCTCGCCCTCGTAAGTTATCAGGCTTCTCAGCACCCTTGAGCGATATGCTTGAGCCGTTACGCAACACAATAGTCAGCGCTGTCTCATTAGTCTTGTCGATGTACTCAGGCGGGATCTGCTGCGTAAGCATGTCCCATGCAATTTCCTTTGCCGCCTTATAGGTAGGAGCCACATACCATACGTTTTGATCTGGCTTGGCTAATGCGCGGTTGAGTAGCTCTGCTGTGCTTAGGAACGTCTTGCCGAAACGTCTGCCAGCTACGACAACACGGAAGCGATCAGGACATTGGAATATCTCAGACTGGGGTGCTGTCAGTTGCATTAGTCAGCTTGATAACGACAGGCGGCAGATCAGTAATCTCTGCGTGTTCCTCTTTCATATCAGGTAAATACTTGGTTAGTAGGCGCAGTCTTTGCTCGTTTGCTACCTTGTACTTTTGCAGGCTTTTAGCAAAGTTGGAGTCCGACACCTCCAGCTTCTCAATTTCCTCAATGTTATCAATAATTTGGGCAACGCTGTTTCGCTCGGATATGAATACTCTAAGCTCGTCCTGGTTTACCGCTCTAACTTTCTGCGCTCTAGTTTTCGCCATAGTCAAAAGGTGACGGTATACCTTCGGCCCAATAGAGGCCATGTGCTTGCCCGTCTGTAATTACTCCGCGTTTTATGTCTTGGTGTGACATGGGGTATGTCTCCACGGCCCCGTCGTCAAACGCGACAAGGTACGTGCCTTCATTTCTTGGCATACCGCCCTGTGTTACGGGCCGCCAGTCTATAGTTACCGTTTGCAACATATAGTGTCCCCCGTGGCATATTATACTACATATACTGAACGCGCATAAAAAAGCCCGCTCGGGGCGGGCAATGCGTCTCTACGCTGGAAATTTGTATCTGACTATTTCAAGTGGCGGCTCGTCGTTGTCCTTAAGCGGCACTATGCGATAGTCGAATAGTATAGCCATGTCTTCTCTGTGTCTGTTAGCCATAGCGTGTGCTGCTTTGACTGCGATGATCGTGTCCTCAATCTCGTCGCTGTCCATCTGTGCAAGCCGTTTCGTAAATCCCTCTAAAGTCAGGATGGCCGTCCCTACCATTTGTTTGCCCCCATAAGTCTACAAATTCGCAGTAGATGTCTTGCTGCGCTACCGCATCGTCGTAATCACTGCGCCCTACTATCCCCAGAATGAACACCAATAAAATCATGCCCACCAGAATTACTGCATAAGCGTCCGTTGATAATTCCTTCATACAAACCCCTCACTTTTGGATTCTTGCGTAGCTTCTCTAAGGCTACGGTTTCGATTTGCTTTACACGCTGACGTGATATGCCCATGACTGCGGCCACCTCTGTCAGTGTCATTTGCTCAGAAAACTTACTGCTCATTTGCCCCCTCTTTTTCCATTATTGCTCTGCCTATTAACTCAGGTATCGGCGGCACTACTGCGTTGCCTAAGCATTTAAGTCTGTGTGATCGAGAGGGAACCCCATTAGCCACTCTACCCACGTCGGGTTCAGTGTGCCATTCGTTTTTTCTTGATTGTCCGTGTGTTGCACTGCCACATCCAAGGTGTCCCGACTTACTTTGCCGTTCCTTATCCTGCCTCCAATGTAACCGCCTTTGTAGTCTCGCGTAGAGGGTGTCGGCCACATTTTCACTTGATCGCCTAACCGTATCTGTATCGCACTGCCGCTTTCCCTGTGCGTCTTGCCCTCTAGCAACGCTATCGGAGTCCCGCCATTCGCCGTATCGGGAGTCCTCCAGTAGAAAATTTGCTCTTTGGTAGCAGATAATCCAGACGCGATCTCTGTGATGGTGCGCGCCAAGTTCGCTAGCTGGTATACAGTGCCACTCCGCATCATACCCGAGCGCGGAAATATCCCAGAGAACTCGCTTAAACCAAGCTCCCCGTTCTCCATTAAGCAAGTTTGTGACGTTTTCAAAGATGGCATATCTGGGCTGAAGTTCCCCAATGAGACGGGCGCACTCTGTCCATAGTCCACTGCGCTCGCCTTCAATGCCTGCTTGCTGTCCTGCAACTGAGATGTCTTGGCATGGAAATCCGCCTGTGAGGACATCGACTCTAATTCCATCGGAAATAAGTCTGTCTGCTGTGATGTCTCTAACGTCGTCATAAATTGGCACCTCGGGCCAGTTGTTAGCTAGTACCTTCTGAGCGTATGGCTCTATTTCACAAAAAGCTACAGTCTCAAACCCTGCGCGTTCTAGTCCCAACGTAAAGCCACCAATGCCTGCAAATAAATCTAGTACTTTCATGCTTCCAACTTACAAGCTACTTTTATCCCTTGCAAGCACTTTTTTATCTTGTTGGGCAAATAATGAGGGGGAAGGGGTGCAATGCGACAATCGTGACAGTTCACTCACCCGTAGTGTCGGGCGATTTCTGCAATGAACTGATCTTGATTAGGGTGGCGCGATAGGTGCTTGAGGTAGTCTTCCTCGGTGACACCCTGATCTCTGCCTAGTCGAGCAAGTAGCTCTGCTGTTTTGTCAGTAACGACGATGTGATGCCGCTCTGCAAAAAACTGCCGTTGGCTCTGTACACACATGACAACACTCCTCTGTTGCCCTGTAATTATAGCATAGAGGCAATCAGTTATACGACACGATCACGTAGTCAGGGTTTTTCTCTTTCTTGCGTACTTCTTCGCGGTAGTGCTTGGCGATCTCATCGCGCACAGCTTTATTTTCTTTTAGGATGCCCCTGCACTTCTCAGTCAGAATCTCTAAGTGTCCTGCGCCCAAGTGAACCTCTAAAAAGCCGCTGAAGCTCAACGGATTCTCAGTCATTACGCGGTGATGGTGGTGGCAAAGCGTGACTGCGTTGTCCATCGAGTAACGCACGATCTTTCGGCGGCGTCCGTATATGTGTGCGCACTCAAGCGATTGATCT